ACTCCTTGACGAGTTGAAGAGGCTAGCCCCGGTCGTGGAAGCGGAGCGTGGCTTCTGAACTGAGGGCGCAAGCCCTCGCCGGAGGGCTACATGGAACAGTCCAAGTCGGACGCCATCGACCGAGCGGTGGCGTCCGTTGCGTGGCAGGACTACCGTCCCGCCAACGCCCGGGGGGCGCATGCCATCCCCGGCTTCATCCTCGCCCCGCACTTCGCCAATAGCACCGGTACAGCCGGTGGGACGGGCAGCCCACAGGGTGGTGCGCAGGCGTGGGACGCCGCCGTCAACGTCCATCCCATCCCGCCATCCATCGCGGGCACCACGTCCGCTGGCGTCACCGGGGCTGTCTACAACCCGGCAGCCGGTGGCAACACCAACGCGCAGTTCGCGCTCGTCGTCACGCAGCTTGTGCTGCGGAACATCGTCGAGAACCTGCGCCGTGGCCCGGTCTTCGCCCAGATGGGCACGTACCTCCGGGCCAAGAACGTCGCTGGGACGAACAAGTTCGTCTACACGGCGTTCGCCGACCTGTCCCCGGCAGTCGCGCTGCTGGAAGGCGTTCCGCCCGAGACGGAGAAGCTGAACTTCGACAGCAATGGGTTCACCGGGACCCAGAAGGGCAAGCTCGTCGCCATCACGGACCTCGCGGCCATGATTTCTCCGTGGGAGTTGTACTCCATCGCGGCAGAGAAGGTCGCGTGGAACGCCATCGACACGCTGGAGGCTGACCTCGCTGTCCTCACGCAGGGCGCGGACAACGGCATCGGCATCACCAGCGCGGCGACCACGCCAGCCGAGCGCATCATCGACTACACCGTCGGCATGAAGAAGGCCGAGGTCCCGATGTTCCCGGACGGCACGTACCACGCGGTCGTGTCCCCGACGGACGCCGCCATCATCATGAAGGACGCTGGCCCGCTGGGCTGGACGGACGCCATGAAGTACGCGGATACCGAGGCGCTCCTGAAGGGCGAACTCGGCAAGTTCCGTGGCGTCCGGTTCATCGAGTCCACCCGGGTGGCCGACAACCTGTCGGTCCTGTTCGGGCCGGAGTTCTTCGCCTTCGGCGACTACCAGACGGTGCAGGCGTATCGCGTCGCACCGGGCGGCGACCACGCCGACCCGCTGGCCCAGCGTGGCCTCGTGGGCTGGAAGGGCATGTGGGGCCTCGCTCCCGTGTCGTTCGCGGGCACCATCCCGATGGGACCCGCCAGCAACGTCAAGGCCGAGCGCTGGACGCAGGCGGACTTCACCCCGTAGTCCACGGTTGATGGGGGAGGGTCTCCTGCCCTCCCCCGTCCCTCTTAGTTGGGAGTGGACTGATGGTGTCGCCGAACTACACCGCGCCCTCGTTGGTGGAGATGCGGACCACGCTGGCCCGCACGCTCCGTGACCCCAACGGGGTCGTCTTCACGTCCGACATGCTGGACGACTTCATCCGTGAGGCGCTCAGCGACATGTCCGGGTACCGGCCCATCGAGGCCACCGAGTCGCAGGTGTTCGACCCGGACACGGTGCCCATCACCGACGAGTCCGTCACGCCCGAGACCCTGAGCTACGTGTGGCAGGTGGTCTTCCGCAACGACGACCTCGTCGCCGACCCCCTCCAGACCCTCATCATCCCGTACGTCAGCATGGGCGAGGCGGCGTTCGCCCTGTCCGGCTGGGACTACTACGCAGGCCGGGTCGTCATCGGACGGCACGCGCTGTACGGCATCACCGAGTGGTACCGCTGGTCGGGCGTGCCGCTGACCATCGTCATGTCCGGGTATCGGGACCACATGCTCCCACTTGCCGCCGACGGCGACGACCAGTTGCTCGACCTGTACGACGTGACCGACCAACTCTGCCTCACCCGAACCTGTCGGATGCTGGGCTTCCAGATGCTGACCAACGACCGGGCGCTGTACCAGCAGTGGCTTGCCGCCACCAACAACACCGACGTCAGCCCGACCCAGCTTCAGGGCATGCTCAACATCGCCCAAGGTGACGTCGAGCGACAGCGCAAGCGGAGCGCTGTCATCCGCCGGACCCCGACCATCGGTCCCCAGTACCCCTGATGGACCTCGAACGGCCCGTCACCTACCGAGGACTGGAACTCAACACCGTCGGCATGACCGTGGGGGAAACCCTGCGGTTCGGCTGCGTGCTGGAAGAGGCCGACTTCGGCGACGTCATGGGCGTGGGCTACGTCGAGAAGCGGGCGCAGGGCGACGGCAACGACGCCAGCGACGTGTACCTGTCGGCGCGGCAGGTCCGGCTGACCGGCTTCATCTACGGGCGGACCAAGGCCGAGACGTTCGACCGGTTGCAGGACCTGCGGTCGGCCTTCACCCCGACGTCGGCCTATCTGGAGTCGCCCGGTCAGCGCGGCTACCTGCCGCTGGAGTTCGACGTCCCGACGGAGGACGAACTGAACTTCCCCGGGCACTGGAAGCTGATGGTCATGTACGCCCGCCCGCGTGCGCAGCCCCAGTTCAAGATTCGTCGGGACACGGGGTCGCAGGCCAACGGACCGCTGACCTTCAAGGGGTCGGGCATCGGCTGGTCGGGCCTGCTGGAGTGCAAGGACCCGCGCATCTACCTGCGCGACCCGCACTGGGAGTACTTCGTCGGCAGCGAGTCCGGGACCCTGCCGAACCGGGGCGACTACCCCGCGCCCGCTGACGTCCTGCTGGACGTGGCGGCTGGTGCGGCCTTGGGCACCGTGACCATCAAGATTGGGACCACGACGGCCATCATCCACGTGGCCGCGTCGGCGTCCGCTCAGGTCTACCGGTACTCGTCCACCCACAAGGTCCTGACCGTGGAGACGAACAGCGTCGAAGTGCTGCGCATGGACCTGCTGGAACTGGAAGAGAACGGGGTCCACCTGTTGGTCCCACCCGGCAACGAGCCGTACACCATCACGAAGGTCGGCACGTTCACGCTCACCGCCAACACGCGGTTGATGTACAACGAAGCCTTCGCGTAGGGCGGCGCGATGACCGTCATCACGCTGAACCCGTCCAAGCAGCAGTCCATCCGGCGGCTGCGGACGAACACGTCCTCGCCGTGGGGTGCGTACAAGGCGGCCAAGGGCGAGTGGCACGCCATCGGTGGCTACGACGGACACGTCACCACCGAGTGGCACGACCTCATCCAGTTCGCCTACCCCAGTTGGGCCGCCGTCAAGAAGCTCATCAAGGCCGAACTGGTCATGTTCACGGCGGGCGACCACACCGGCCTGCACACCCAGACGTCGTCCATCAACAACATCCGGGTGGGCTACAAGAAGGGGCCGTCGTGGGCTGAGACCGGCGGCGGCGAGGGCGGCTGGACCGGTACCGTTGCGACCCCCGTCGAGGACCCCAACTACAAGGCGTACGGCCTCATCAAGGCGACCGCTGGGACGCAGAACACCATCGACGTCACGGCTGTCGTGCGGGCGCACGCGGGCAAGAACGTGGCCTGCCCCGGTGGTGCGGGCAAGGGCCTGCCGAACTACGGCTTCGTCCTGTCGGCGTCCGGCACCACGCCTGCCATCTACGGGCACGAGTGGGTCGTCGGCTCCGACGACCACAGCAACGTCGCGCTGCGCCCGTTCCTGCGGCTGACCTACGAAGAGGTCGGCGGCCCGGGCATCACCGTGGCCGAGTCGCCGGTCGGCGACGTCAACGACGACATCGTCCTGACGGGTCACTACGAGCCGGGTCGGACCGGCGACCACATCGTCGCCATCAGCGTCGCCATCGACACGACAGCAGGAGTGCGGGTATGGACCGGTTCGAAGTACGCGGACGCCAACGAGGTGGCAACGAACCTATTCTCGGTCCCCGTCCCCGCGTTGAACGCATCCGGCAAGCCCTTGCTGACGAACGGGGTGCAGTACGACTGGCACGCGCTGGTGTCGAACCAGACCAGCACGGACAAGACCCCCATCAGCGCCAAGCTCCGGTTCCGAAAGGTGACGGGTTCGCCTTCGGTGACGCTGGTCGGGCCGACGGGGTCGCACGAGACCTTGGCCGGAGTCCGGTTCGAAGCGACGTATACCGACCCGGACGCCGACCCCCTGTCACAAGTACAGGTCCAAGTCCGTCCGACGACCCCTCCGGGCGACCCGCTGTGGGACTCCGGCGTGGCGCTCTGGGACTCGGGCCTCACCGCCGCGACAGCGGAGGAAGTGTCACAGGCCCGTATCCGTCGCTTGTATCAAGGACGGGCGCTCGCACCCGGGTCCTACTCATTCCGCCTGCGGGCGGCGGACCCTCATCGAGCAACCAGCGGGTGGGTCTACGGGACGTTCACCCTGACGAAGGGGTACGAACCGAACCCGGGTGAGACCAACTTCCTGACGGGCTACATGCGCCGTCAGCAGCGCTTCCGTGTCCGTATCTACGGCATGGGCACCAACCGTGGTCCGGGCGTGCTGCTGGCCGACATCCAAGATGCCGCGAACGTGGGCGCGAGCGAGTACTACAACAGCCCCGGCGAGTTCTTCTTCACCATCCCGGCGACCCACCCGCAGGTCTCCGTCATCGAGCCGTTCCAAGTCCACTTCGCGCTGGACCTGTACCGGGGCGAGGGCTGGAAGCCCATCATGAACGGCCTCATCACGGACTTCGATGCCACGGAAGACGAGGTCGTCTTCTACGGCACGGACTATCTGGGCCTGCTCGCTTTGCTGAGCGATGACCGGTTCAACCTTGCCACCCCCGACCTGCCCGTGGCGTCTGGTGGTGCCAAGTACGTCGAAGAGACCATCACCTTCGTCATCACCAACCAACTGAACCACGCCAAGGCGCAGGCGAACAGCCCCGTTGGGTTCATCACGGTCGGTGATATCGCAGCGATGCCCGAGAAGGTGACCATCTGGTCGTCGTTCAAGGAGCATCTCAGCTTCATCTCCGGTCTCATCGACAGCGCCCGGGCTGGCACCGGCAAGCGCATCCGGCTGGTCTGCCAGCGCAACGCCAACGGGACCTACGTCTGGCGGGTGCTGGCGAACCCCGGGCAGGACCGACCCAACCTGCGGTTCGAATACGGCGGCCTCATCCAAGGCTTTCAGGTCATCCCGTTCGGCTCATGGGGGACCAAGGTCCACGGCATCGGCAAGCCGACCGAGGGGTTCAAGCCGTTCTACGCCAAGGTCGTGGCACCGGGCATCAACGAGACCCTGTGGGGCAGCTTCCCGCGCATCCAGATGTGGCAGGACATCAACGACCTCAACGACCTGACCCGCCGGACCAAGCAGGCCGCGCTCAGCGTGTCCAAGGTCGGCAAGAACATGGCGCTGGGCATCCGCGTGGACAGCATCGACATCAAGGATGGCTGGGACATCGCCGACAGCGTGCCGGTCAACATCAAGCGGGGCGTGGTGGACACGGAGCGGTACGGCTCCGGCTACTGGACTATCTGGGGCTGGTCGTGGCAGAGCTACCCGGACGGGCACACCGACACCGGGCTGACCATCCTGCCCCGCGAGGACGAGACGCCGCCTGACCCCGACCTCATCCCGTCCATCCCCATCCTCAGTGAGCCGGTCTGGGTGGTGGATGCTGGGCCGCCCGTCGAAGAGTCGCCCGGTGACTGGTACCTCGACACGGACACGGGCGACATCTGGGTCAAGGACCCCGACGGCACGTGGTCGAACACGGGCG